AGGAAACAGAGGAAACACTAGGCGAATTCTTATTGGATTCCTTAGAAGAGTTTATTGGTAGGACCGACAATCAATGGGATGACAAATTAGTCCTACCTTTAATTAAGTGCATGAGAATAGCACATAACAAACAAGAGGAAAAATAAATGCAAAGATATGATTACGATTTAGGGCATTTTTCAGCGACTGCAGGTCAGTTAGGGCGTTTACAAACATTAAGCGTTATACCAGTAGTAGCAGGAGATACCCTATCAATTGATATGGATGCGGCCCTTCGCTTATCGCCATTGCGTATGCCAATGACTTTAGACGCTAAGGTCGAGTTTTGTATCTTTTATGATAAATACCGTCATATTTATGACGAATTATGGGTTGATATGATTAAAGAAGGTATCAATCAAACAAATTCAATTGAGTTACCAAGTTATGATATTAACAGGTGGCCTGAATATCCATTAGAATACTTAGGCGGAAACGGAAATATCTCTAGCGGAAATTCAACAATTAAAAAACATTATGTAGCATCTTACAATAGGATCTGGAATGAGTATTTTCGGATACCAAATGTAAGCGGTGCATATGATGAAGAATACGTTATTGGTGAAGATATACCACAAACAGCTTATTATCCCCCGGATGTTAATAGCAACGGAGTAGTAACAAAACAAGAATTACATAATTATGTATCATCACAAGTTTCAAATTTTACAACAGCAGAACGTGACGGAGACACATGGTTAGATAATCCAAGCAATGCAGGATATCCGAACAGACAAATTCAAACGGGTTATATTGCAGCATTAAATCGATGGTTAACAGAGGTGTGTGGATCTACGTTTCAAATTCCTGTTGAGTGGGCTTTATGGTCAGCAGATGAGTTAAGTAAACAAATGCAGGAAGAACGTCGGTATGGACGTCGTTGTGCAAGATTGCCCCAGCAATGGAATACAGGATTGCCAGAGTATTCATATACAAATGATCAATTCGGGTCCGTCGATACATCAGGAGGATCTTTTGATTTGTTAGATGTCGCTCAGGCAACAGCACAAATGAAAACAGAAATCGATCGTGATTGGTTTACTAAGCGTTATCGTGATCATATTGGCGATACGTTTGGCGCCGGTGGTATTTCAATTGACGCAGATCAGCGCCCGGAGTTGCTTTTACATGATTCAGTTCATTTAAGCGGTTATGATGTTGACTTAACTTCATTAGACGGAGCAGGACAAACTACAGGAAAATCAGCAGGAATGTTTAACATTCGAATGCCTAATAAGTATTTTAATGAGCATGGAACTGTATGGGTTATGTGTTTAGTTCGCTTTCCAGCTATTCTACAGCAAGATGAACATTATTTATCAAATAATACATTAGATTATAAGAGTATTGCAGGTGATCCGCGTGTTATTGATGTTATGCCACCATTAGATTATTCAATAGGTGATGTAAGTTCAATAGAGGATAATACAGTTATCGGAATGCGTTCTTATGCAGATTGGTATCGTTGGCAACCTAATAGAGTTCATAATGATTTCCATGATGTTAATATATTTAATGAAAATCAAAGTGGTGACGGATATCCATTCATTGATGGTAATGCCATCAATTGGACAAATCAAAATGAGATTGCATATGACGCACATCAAGAAGATGGCAAAAATGGTTATACTGGATATTTCCAAAGTGTACGTTTAGGCCATTGGAATTGTATTGCACGTATAAATGCAGGTGCAAAACGTATTATTCCACCAGCAAGCAAGTCTATTAACGCAGGAGTATAAAAAAATGTATAGACATAAAAAAGTAGGAGATGCGGTTATTGTAGATTTAGGATCTACTACAAAATCTATAGCATCATTCGCAACAGATGGTAAATTAACTAATGTTAATCCATCAGCTAATGGTAAAACTTCAATATCTGAAACATTTGAAGGTACAGGACCTATAACGTTGACTACTGGTCAGCGTATATTGGTTGGTGTATGTTTACCACCTTTAGGTATAGAAGAAAATATAGCTATTACGTTTAGCGGTCTATGCGATGCATATTGGGCCGGTGAAAGCGTTAAAAATGATGATGCTATTCGTATCAATCCATTTATAGCCATTGAACCTGCAACAGCATGGGATACTTCAGCAACATTAGATATAGAGAATATCAAATATCTACCAAGCGAGTCAAAATTCTATGATCATTCAAGTATTAATCAATTATTAGTAGTTGCTGATCAAGGATATGGCATGGACTTAACAGATAAAGGAGTAGCTATTGGTTTTAGTGTAGAAAATCACCGCTCTGCTAGTGCAACTATTAGTGAGTTAAAAGGAACAATTAACGCACAGTATAATTATGCACCTATTAGAACGTTAGATATGGAGGTATAGCAATGGATCCATACGTAACAGGTTCGCTTATTTCAGGTGGAGCTAGTTTATTGGGTGGTTTGTTCGGAAATAAAGGGCCGACAATACCAAAGCCAAAAACGGCTCAACAGATGAAAGATGATATGGATGTTATGTATTCAGGAACAACCCCTTGGGAGCGTTTAGGCGCTTCTGGGGGCGGTGTTCCACAAGCTGCGGCATCTCAAGACGCATCAAAAATTCAAGCAAGAGTTCAACAACAACAACACAAAAATCAAATGCAGATAACTGCTATTAATGCTGCTTCTAATATGTATAAAGCTGATTTAGATTATAAAGCTAAGATAAAAGGAAACCCATTTGCATCACTTATGGATCCTGCAACAGCTATGGATGGTACTGTTGAAGGTGCAAAGAATATAATTAGTAAAGGCAAAGAAACGTTAGATAACTTTGTAGATAAAAATATAAGACGTCAACAAACACCATCAAATTCAGTAAGTGAAAAAAGAGGTAGAGCAGACGCAGGAGCAGGAACTAAGAAATCGGTAGATTTTTCAGGAATTGCAAAAGAATTATATAACGAACATAAATCACCACAATCTGGTGGAAAAAGAAAGAGAAGCAATAAACGAAGATAGAGCAATATAGCTCGTTAATTAATAGGCGATCCGATCCCAAGTCCGGGCCCTCCCGGAGGCGGGTTAGGATTGCAACGCTCCGCGAGATCGAAGCAAAGTTTCAGAAAACAAGATTTAGGACCGTACAAAAAGTTTCAGAAAGCAGGATATGCAAGTAGTATTAGGTCAATCGGATAAAGTTAAGCACGATAAGATATTTCGGCTTCAATCAAAAATTCAATCAAGGAAAGATTATATGATTGGAGCAGTTACTTATTCAGAAGCACGAAAAGACCAAAAACAGGTCCTTAAATTAGAAAAATTCGTCAAGCAATGTGATACTCTATACAATCGTCTTGTTATTATATATAATAATTACCAACACCAAGAATATCTAGACATTTTAAGAGAAGTAAACAAATGGAATAACCGTAAAGTTCATCTTTTAGATTTATTCGGTATTCATCAATGTAGTTCTCGAAGTCTAGATCAAACAATGAATTGGTGTTTGGAATATCTAAGCGATAGCGCAAAGCAAACAAGTTTAAATATCACTTCAGAACGGCTCAGATTGGAGTTTCACGACAAATTGGATAAAGGATGGTTTATGGTCTTTAGTACCTTAACCGTAGATCCTGAACACTATGAGACCGTTTTTAAGAAGGGTTCAAACTGTTGGCGTAATTATATACGTACAGTACAAAGAAAAGTAGCAAGGCAATGTTATGGATCTTGGCGTAAAGCTAAAGGCAAAGAGTATTTTAGTTATTTCGCAGTAGTAGAGGAAGGCGGTAAAACAGATAGGTTACATATTCATGTACTTATGTTTATGAAATCAATCATCGATATGAAGGACCCAAATGTATGTTTAGCCATACCACATAAGAGAGAAATCAAAGAATTAACATATGAATGGATTTATGGGTTTTCAACGCATACACCAGTACGGTGGAACAACGTGGATCCGTGGGCCCGCGCCAATTGGAGATGGGCAGTAGAATATGATTCAGACCTCAACTCATGGCAACCAATACAAAATAGCACAGTAGGAAAAATGTGTGGTTATTTAATCAAGTACGTAATGAAATCAAAAAGAGTAAAATTAAAAGGAGAAGTGTATTCATGGAAAACGAAAATCAGCAAGGATCTGGGCAAGCAGCAGATCAAAACAGTAATCAAGCAGTTGAGCGATCAGCAACTAATAACATTAATAGCGCCCCGGAAGTATCCGAGTCTAATCAAGATGTACGATCAACCAGTGGTGAGCAAATTAATCAGGCAAATAGCGGTGAAAGAATTAATGCAGAGATACCCCCGCTCACCGGTCTTGCCAAAGGATACAACCTTGCAAACGCTATTGAGGAGTACGACCAGAAAGAAATGCGACCACAGATCGCAGAGTTTTGGAGATTCCGTTCTCGCTCTCATGACCAACAAGGTTACATTTGATATGGAGATGTTTTATCAGGTGAAAAAATTATTCGAACAAGATTATCAGGTAAATAGTGTCGTAACAGAGACAAGTGGAGCAAATCCAGTTAATATGGTTTGACACAACATATAGTATAGTGTAAAAGAGAAAAAATAAGGGCAAGTTACTTATTTGTTGCAAATATAAAAATATGAAAAAGTTATTTAACAAGTCATATATTATGCGACGTAAGTTTCTGCCCTTTCAACAAAAATGAAAGGAAGCAAAAATGTACGGTTACAAAAATGCAAATATACAAGATGTAGTGATCCAGAGAATGCTTAATCAGGGTTATCATATACGTCATGAGAATCACATTAACTGCCTCATGGTATCAAGTACAGGCAAATGCGTAACAGTCGATCGTGATGGAAGTGTGGTCGAACAGTGAGGCTTGGTAAATTGATTCTGCTAATCATGGAATTAACAACAGCCGTTAAGGTCCTTAAAACGTATGTAGATAATGCAGCTCAAGAAGATCACGTGTTAGACACGTATTTTATGCAGGACCTAGTGAAAAAAGTGAACGAAATACAAACTATAATAAATAACGAAATCGCATAAGCGATAGAAAGGCAACAAATGGCACGACATTTATCATTAAGCACAGTTAGAGGTGCGTTAACAGTACTAAGCAACGGGTCCGTAGTAGATGCGGCACAGAGTTGCGGATGTACCGAGGCAGATTGGAAGCTATTGACCGGATCGAAGGTATTCATCGGTGTAGATAGACCAAGGGTTAAACGTTTATTAGATAACCTAATTTTTGGAGTTGTGGATACGTTAGGACTTCCCCGCTTTGAATTACCGGCAGAGTATGCAGCAGCATGCGTTGCTATGTTTATTAACCCAGTAAATTATTTTCCTGCATGTTCATGGATCGGCACATATGCACGATCTGAGGATATAGCAGATTATCATGGGAATTTAGATGCTGTCCAAGGATTGGAAACGGTATCGAGTTCCAAATTATTCGCTCTCGTTATGGAGATAAAAGGCGGAGGTATGTGCTCCCCTTTTGCGGAAGCGTTAAAAAAGAAAACAGGAATCTTCACACCGGGAGTTACAAATGAAGAAAGTAAGCAGAAAGCCAATGCGAGCAAACAAAAGTCTACGGAAGGTTAAACGTCTGAAGACGACTAAGAAGGTGTTTCGTGGCGGTAAGGTGATCTAATGGATCACATATTGGAATTGTTCGTGGGTCTTATGGCTCTATTGCAATCATTTAATTTATGGTTAGCAATGCAAACAGCAAACCAATTATCAACATTGAGAGAGCAATTAAGGCAACATGAGTTAGATCGAAAGGTGCATAATCTCT